CAGAAATGCAATCGCTCTGTTGTTCAGGTTCATAGCAATATAATATGTAAGCGATTTGAGGTATCTCATTCCGTTATTAACCGGGTTAAAATTAGTGAATGCATATCCAGGTAAATCCTGCTTGAAGTTGTTTATATCAAAATTTGCTATTCTTTTCTGGCAGATATGTTCCCACTGCTTACTTTTCATATACATTCCCTTTTCCTATAACTTTGACGAATTTTTTCCTGGTAATTCCATACTTTGACTTGAAAATCTGATCCCTCTTAATTCTATCGTTCTTAATATCTGGTAGCCTTTTCATTGATTGTGATTGTTTGTGAAAAGCAATACTCAATGGTGTTTGTAGGAAATCCCTGATACCATAATCATAGGCTTTCTTTGCCAATCCTAATTCAGCGCCTACATTTGGGAAATCTTCGTCATAGCCTCCAATAGCTTCCCACACATTGTTTGGTATAAGTAATGGCGCATTAGAAATATTACGATACCAAAGGTAAGGGCGAAAACCTCTCCGGTAAGATTCTACTGATATATTCCATTTTGGTGCAATTGGTTCTATCCTTGTTGAGCATACCCAATTGGATTTTGTTTGTAGCTGAGCATCTAACAAGTGTTTGTCCCAATTTCTGGTTACTGTTGTATCATCATCTATGATACATATATAGTCTTTTTTCGCTAAGTCAGCACCGGCATTAGCTGCTTTGCTGAAACCTATGTTGCTTCTATAGTCAATATTTTTCACGTTGTCTATTGGGGACTCCAAAATTGACACATCATTGTGTACTACTATAACCTCATGGTCATTATAATAAGAATTATCACGTATTGAACCAACGCACTCTTTGGCCTGTTTTAAGTTGTTCCATGTTACTATTATTATGCTGAACATAGCGGGCATTCCTCCATTATTTCATTATCCCCTGTTTTTTGAGGGCTTTAACACATTTTTCCTGGAATGTTTTGCTTAATCCAAAAAACTCTTTGTCATCTACAAAAGCCTTATCCCGACTCAAAACCTCCATTTCGTCTGCTTTCAAATCAAATATTTTTCCATCAAAGCTACTGCCATTACCGTTAGAAGCAACATATTTTCTTGAGAAATCAGCAACATCGTTAAATTCAAAGTGTAATTTGTCAGCCAAATACTTACGGTAATCCTTTGATACAAACCACTTATCGAATTCTACCACCATGAAATTTTTGTTTTTTAGTTGTTCTAATTGTTTCACATACAAATCAATCCTGGATGGTGAGCTGTCTTTCCGATCATTAATGTACCCACTATCAAGGTACTTGTATACGTCTTTGTGTTCTTCCCGACTTTGGAACTTCCGTTGATAACAGGAGGCAAGCCAATTGTTAGCACTCCTGATTACTAATAATACCATTGCCTCGTTGAGAAACGGAAATAGCGGGAAATCGTATTTCTTCCAATCGTCCATGTTAAAATCTTCAATATTTGCTAATCCCTCAGTTGCTTCTTTCCTTCCAACCATGGTAAGTAGTTTTCTATCTTCCCATCCAAAACAGCAATTGTTATGTGTCTTTTGGTTTGTATGCGCCTGTATCCAGTTCATAACTGCATGCTGACCGCTTCTCTTTAGCGCCAAAATCAGGTAATTCATTTTTTCCCCTTTTTTAAAACAGCAACACCATGTTTCCACTCTTTATGCTTTTTTATCCACTCAAGATTTTCTAAGCTTTTTGAGAAATCGTCTATTGCCTCTTCAAGCCTTACGAGTTCAATATCGTCAAATAACATTATCCCACCATTCCGCAGTAACGGCCACGTTTCTCTGAGGTCTTGCAATGCACCTTTTTTTGTATGATCACCATCAACCAAGATTACATCAAAGGTGTCTTTAATTCTTTTTACTGTTTGGTGCGAATCGCCGGTAATAAATGTAACTTCTGAAGTACAATTCACTATCAATAGCGTTCTTTGAATAAATGGAATCATCCTTTTTTCGTTGAACATGTCGCAAAGTACCATTTTTGATGGTGCAAAAGTCATCCAGGCTTGCAATGCAGAATTTCCGTAATTTGTGCCAACCTCTAGATACTTTCCTCCACGATACCCTTTGCAATAAGCTTCTATTGCTTCCAGGTGGATAACTTTTTCAAATTTCACATTCATGTATTCTGAAGATGAAACAAATTTATACTCTTTAAATTTTTTGGTTAAATTCAAAACTCCCCCCTTTAGTTACAATATGAACATTTTTTCAAAGTGCCATTATGACAAGAATGCCATACGTTACGAGTAAAATTATCGTAGGTTGAACCAATGTCTAAAAAAGAGCAGTCTGGTCTTAATTGAAACAAGCTTCTTGCAAGAACTCTCGCTGTTGGCCCACAACTAAGTAAGAAGACCCTGTTTGGTCTGGCTACACTCAAACACCTACCCTTAATATTCTCGTACAAATCCCATGAATTTTTCCTGTAAAACTTAATGTGCTCTACCACATTAAAACTTAATGGGGATAAGTCTTGGTCATCACCGGACACCCATACTATTTGTTTATGCCTTAAAGCTTCCTGTAATCCAAAGGTAAAATTTTCCAAATTCCGGTTTGTATTAACCACAGCACAAGTATTGTATGGATACTCATAGTTGATAAGGTCTTTTGATTCTAATTGCGATAGTTGCTTTCTCATACATACCGGACATGGGAACCCTTTCCAGTAGTTTTCCTGCTCATATTTTATAGCGTCTATTAATGCAATTTGTAGGCCGAGCGACCCCCGCTGATCACCCCTTGCGGCGGTAAAATCTTTGTTGAACATAATTCCTACTTCGCCATCATTAAATCTTGATAGTGCCTGTGGTATTCCCATTTCAGCATTATCTAATATTTTAGTTACCTTATTCAAAATATTTCTCCTGATAGATTTTTAGCTTTCCTATATATAGGTTATCAAATCGTTTTTTTTGTGCTTCGTTGAGCAATAGGGATCTGTCACCGGTATAATTGTGATTTTTCCCAAAGCTTGAAAACTTACAATGTTTTGGTTTTTTCACTATTAGCTTTTTGAAGATTGTTTTTGACAGTGATTCCCTGTAAGAAATATCATTGCACCATTTATCGTAGTTTATAGCAAAATTATATGTATTAGGAAAATTACCATTGAAATAATACAAATACGCATCTATCCGATTAACAGGTAATACCACCTCGTTATCTGGCGTAGTGCCAAGATAGTCGGTAAGCCATCCACCGGCTGCTATAGATGAAGCTAACCAGTTTTTTGGGGAACGAATAACTGCAATTATATGATCAAATTTTATTTTCCAATCGCCCATTTTATGTTTCTCCCACAAAGGCAAATAGAAATCTTCTATCGACAAAACAAGGTGATCTCCATTACCTTCATTCGAATAGTTTTTTGTTTTACCAATTTTGGGGTTGAACCTTTTTTTTTCCCATCCTCTTGAACAATTATTCTTGAAAAAAACATTTCCAGGGAGATTCTGGCAAATCCACTCTATTATAGCATGGCCACCAACTCTTCCCATGTGCAAAACCATTATATTCATACTATACCAAAGCCTTTCAATACAGTTGTTTTTTCCGGTTCAATTATTTTCCTGCGAAAACATCCGTTCCGAAAAAGTGTTGATGTATTAGATTCTGTAATCCCTACTAGAATTTTGTTGTCAGATAATATCTTTGGATTGTTTTTGATTACATTTTGATGTTGACACCGGATCGCTATAGTTTTTTGTTTCATCCATTTGGCGGTTTTGTATCGTTTCGCATAGAACGGCCCCGACCCATGCCCAGGACGATATATTTTCATTCTATGATTTGGGTTATTGTATTGATAACAATATCCATTTTGCCACAAAAACCAATCTTGTGATTCGTCATTAAGGGCTTCGGATAATTCCGATATAGCATCCTGGTGATACATATCGTCTGAATCAATTCTAACATTAATCATTTCTGTATATCCTGAAGAGAGAGTTTTCATAATACGATGTTCTTGTGGTATGTCAGAATATACAAGGAAAAACCGTTTGTCAGTAATATCGCCAAAGTATTTGTCAGTAATATTCCTAGCATCTTTATGACAGCATAAACAATATACCCATTTCTTATATGTCTGGTTCAATATTGATTTCCAGGTATATTCTTTCCATATTATCGCCCTTTTTTCAATCCATTTTGCAGTTAAAGCCTTGTGTATACCGTTTTCAGTACCGGTTTTCTCAAACATTACCCTGTTGAATCCAGAATAGATCACTATTTTCCGCATTATCGTTCTACCTTGTTAATTTCTGCAAGTACTACTTTTGGCGTAGGTTGCCACCCGTATTCATCTATTACCCTCACTTTGCACTGGAAAGGATTCCATACAGTTTCGTATCGCTCCCTATTTGTGCCAGTGATTTCTCCAAGGTTCTGTTTTCCTTTGTGTGACCAAACAACATGAGGGGTGCCTATGATAGAAGCAAGGTGCATTGGGCCTGAAGATGGGCCGACAACTAACTTTGAAGTTGCTATAATAGTACACAACTGACCAAATGTGACATTTCTATAATCAATATCAACAGCTATATCCATAACATCTGTACCAATTGAAGCGACAACAAACCCCTGTTTGTGTAATAGCATTACTAATTCATCCCAGTTTTCCTTACTCCAATTACGATTCGCACCAACTTTGCGATTTCTTGCGTGTATTGTTATAATTTGGTGGCCTTTTTCGTGTACTCTATACCTATGGAATTTCTGAATAGCCTTTGGATTGCAGCAAAACTCCCTGGATGGTTCTACCCTGGTTATTTTTGCCCCCATGGCTTTCCACATACTCTTATCGCCTATGTGTGCGGTACTTGCATCTTCAGCAAAGTCTTTGTATATCCCAAATTCATTAGTAATTACAACGGTCTTATCATACATAGGTGCCATTGCACGAATTATACCCTGATACCTCATTAATCGCCATCCCATTTCCATATAGTAATCTGGCCCACACAAAAGTACATTCATACACTTACCAAAACCTTTCCGTATATATAGCCAGGGCAAGAGGCAGTGCCTGGAGGAAACTACCTCTATTTTATTGAAACAACGATACGACCCTGGATTATAATAATTCATCTAAAAAATTTTTTCTGTGAGATAACGGTGATTTCTTATTCCCCTGATTTTGAGCGACTAACCAAGCAATAGATTTTTGTGTTTGGCTTTTTTCTTTTTTCAATATTTTTATATTGGTTTTTCTAGTCGGCCTTTTCTTCTTTGGCTTTTGAATATGACACATGTGGTATACAAGTAGTTGATACATTGGATAGTAATTGTAATAGTATCTACACCTATTTGCTATACTATTATCAATTCCACCTAATTCTACCATACACTCATTGAATTGACCCACTTTGTAGAAAAACTCTTTTTTCACCACAAAAATACCACCCTCATGGTAACCAGGGACAGGAGTAATCAATGCCGTACTAGGGATATTTCCACCCTCAACAATTATGTTCCGTTGAATTCTTGTAGTTCTGATTAATCGGTTCCAGCCAAAAGCCCACATGTGGTTGCAGCTTACCATCCACTCTAAGAGATTAGACCAACAAGTTTCTCTCGCAAACATATCACAGTCGCATATTGCCACATAGTCATTTGTTGCAGCCTTAACTCCAACATTAACACACCAGCTTTTGTTGAATACCGGGTACTCTATTGGTATCTTGACAACATTGTCAAGTTTTTTCATGAAATAGAATTTTCCATTCAACGCCTGCTCTACTACAATTACTTCTACACCCCGATAGAAGTGCTTGATTGCAAGTTTGAGGACTTCTATCCTTTCTTGAACGCTTTCCATCACTAATGCGCTTACCGGTATTACTATTGATAGTTTTGTTTTACATAACAACATCTGGCTTCCGCTTTTCCAAAGGTAAGGTTTCTTCTATCATTTATACTACTCCTTCACAATAAGTTATAGTTCTGCTAATTATATCATCCATTTGAGCATTTATGCGTACAATATCCACTATCTTACTATAGGAAGGATCTGATAATGCCCTGAGAAATGCGTTAACATGTCTTCTGTCCAAGAAACCAGACATTTTTGCCTTGTCCTCATACCGTACTTTCATACTTGGCTTGAAGTCTCCAAAGTGAAGAAAGCGTAGTGATCTTGGATACGGTATTTTTGGTGCTACTGGTAGACCGGCTTCTTTGATCATCCTTGCCAGAATACACTCGTCAGATTCACGAAATTGACCATATATGTCGTTTTTTGAATCTTTCCCCCTATGTAGTATTTCATCCCACTTCTTCCGGATCTCTACTGTCTTCTTCCACCAACCTGGATACAGCATAACAAAACCACCAGTAACACGCTCAAAATCACCTTTCCAAGCTGGACATATATTTGGTCTATGTGGTTTGTGTAACGGGCCATGGTGACCAGAAAAAAACTCACACACCTTAATGTCTTTGTGGAATTGGAAAATATCTATGGATACGGCAGAAAAGAAGAAATCAATGTCCGTAATCAAAACTTCATCATATCCCTGTATTGTCTCGGTGGTAAATCTAAGGGCATTTGTTGTGCCTATCAAAAAAGGATAGTCAGTTTTGTAATTTGCTACTATTTGATACCTACCATTGACAATTTTGAGAGCATCAAGCACATTATCATGTAACTCGCCTCTAACGTATATAATAATATCGACACCTTGAAACGTTTTGAGAGCCGACCAAATAAATATCGGTATGTAATTCTGATAATAATCTGCAGTACATACTGTTGTTATTACTCTTTTCATGCTCTTGAATCCTCACCTCTATACCATTCCAAAGTATCAGGATTACGCTTTCTAAGCGCCTTCTTAACACTGAATCCCATTTTCAGGAAAAGATTTCTACCACACGGTTCACTGCCCAACCACCCAGTTATTATATATGGGAAAGATTTTTGCAGATCACCTACGAGCTGTTGAGCGTATCCTTTCCCACGGTAACTCCTATCTATATATATATGTAATACCTCTACATGGGATACTTTTCCAGATTTTTCTACGTGCACCAAAATTAACAAACTGCCAATATATTTCTTGCTATTTGATATTCTGTACACTACCGGTTGAGATTCGCATGATATTATATCTATATTCAGTTTTTCTTCTGTCATTGCAATAGCTCCCTCGCATCACCTTTGCCGTAGAAGAGATGGCTTCTAACTTTGTCCATGTGGCTTTTTGAGAATTTTTTTGGTGCATCTGTTATTTTTGCGGTTATTTTTTCAGACTTTCCGTGTATCTTGCAGGACCCTCTTACCATCACCGTTTTCCCGCTTTCGGTAGTTTCGTACCAATTGCAGGTACATTCCCAACCACCATTAGTTTTGTCTTTTTCCTTTCCGAATACTTTTTCCCAGTTGCTGTCACGTTCTTCTCTTGGCACTTCGGACGGAACCCATACACAATTATGAGACGGCGGCATTCCATTTTTTTTTCGCATTACTGAATTACTTCTCGAATTATAGCACAAATCCCCACGAGGGCACATAGATATTCTCCTTATATTTCAACGTTACGGTGTCTTGCACCTTACTTTCTTTCTTTGATTATACAGTCACCAATCATTTTTGCTTTTGGCCGAAAGTTGTCCGTATCTGACATAATAGTACACCTGCTACATTTTTCGCAATGCTTCGTATATATATATTTTCGCTTCATTACATTCTCAAACCAGTATCCATGATAACATTCGGCGCAAGACAAATCTTTTGTCATACCCATGTCCTCCTACTGCCAATTTCAGAAGCCTTATTATAACTTCTTTGTACAATGTCAGCGTTGTTATAGTCATTGAATTGTGGCTTCATAATCCTCACCCATTGTTCAGTACGTCTCAACTCACTGTCTACCAAACATAATGCCCTGCAAAATCCGTCATCAATGGCGTCTGGTCTACCACCTGTTGTTTTTCCCCTATCTACTATAGTCCATGACATTAACTGTAGAATAAGACTACTGACCTTGGCTTCCACAAATACCATATCCATATCCATAAGTTGCCCAACCTCTACTATACTGGCGTATTCGTCATAATTAATGGCCTTTTTGATTTTGGTATATATTTTTTTCTTTGACAATTCTGCTTTGTACTGCAATGCAATATTTTTCGAATATCCCTTATCCTCCCACATCAAGGAGTTACAAACAATAGCATCACTTCTCACCTTTTGTAATCGCATTTTTTCTATCAGTTTTTCCAGAACTACCCCAGGTGTAGGGGAATCGCAAGTGAAAGCATCGTATACTATAAGGTATCCCTTGTATGCATCCCAAAGACATAGTACTACCCATACAGATAGATCTTCTTTTTGCCATACACCAGCGTAGTGTAGGGTTCCGTCTGTATATGCCTGTGTCTTTTCCCACTTGATATCCAGCGGTCTTATGTGTCTTCCCTGAAATTGGGGCCATACTCGCTTACTGTAGGGGTTATGGGCTTCGTATGCTACTACTATAGCATCTACAATGTCATCATGGAGGGACGATTTTCCGGAAAAAGAACGTATCTGATCTATTGCCCGGTCATTCCATGATGCACTGCGCATGTAAAAGTTGCCACTCGCAATCGGAGCCTCAAGGACACTTGCTTTTGTAACCTTATCCCCTGGTAATTGCGATTTGAGTACGGTTCTTATACCATACAATATTTTCTTAATTTCTTCATAAGCGTCTTTCCCCTGCCCATATCCTTCGATAGCTACCTGGACACCTGGGCCATCACCAATTGTTGTACTGGTAATTATTTTGTTCCTGGCTGGTGCAGCCCATCTGCCTTCGATTATATCATCAACGTATATTTCAGGAATTTGCTGACCGTCTCCAAGCATTACCCATCTTACTCCAACTTTCGCACCCACGGTATAATCTGGATTATCACTTATTCTTTCTTTTTCAGTTGAAGCCAAATCCCAACCCCTACACCATCTTATGTCCTCCGGTGGGTTTTTGTACTTTTTGATTTTGTCTACCTCGAAGATGTTTCCACCACGGGCAACTGGTTCGCACTGAAGTAGACCGGCTGAAGCGTATGGCCCTAAAATTGCTCTTTGGGACTTATACCACTCTATACTGAAACGCTCTGGGAATAGTATCCCTCCCTTATATTTCTCAGAAAATGCAGGGAATTTTATTTCTGTGAAATTTGGAAATTCTGGTATATCCTTTTGTTTTGTTTCGATTCTGCCGAAAATATCGTCTACATTCCAAGGTGTAGCCGGAATTACAAAAATACAAACCGGAGCACGCCTTGTCATAACATCATTTGCGATTGAATCCCATGCCGTATCTCTAACTACTGGACTTTCCGCTTCAGCACGGCCCTTACAAAAATCGTCAACTACGATAAGGTTTCCTCCTTTTCCAGTAACAGAACCACCGATCCCCATCCAACTTGTGCAACCAAGGCGGTCTTGAATCCCCCAGGTGTCAGCGCCCTTATTTTTTGGGTCTAAATATACACCTGGGTATACTATCTGATATTTAGGATCACACATTATCCTATCTCTGGCAAAACGGCTGAAGGTACGTACTAGAGGATATGCATAAGCTGTCACAATTACATCTTCGTCAGGAAATTTGCCGATAAAGTTGGCTGGAAGGTATCTACTTGAAATGTCGGACTTGCCATGGCGAAATGGGATCTTGATAAGTAGGAATGAAGAAATGCCTTTTTTGTACTTTTCAATGGCTTCGTCGAGAATCTCGCAAGTTGCCTCTGTGTGCTGACCAACGATGAAAGGGTCAGTCCGTTGCCACAAAAACCGGATGAAGTCTATGTGGTGTCTACGGGCTAGTTCCGCCTCAAAATATACCGGCGATACTACTTCATACATACTAATGGCCCTATCCTAACACCATCCACGTAAGATTTTTTGAACCACTTGTTGTATTCTACATCAGTCATTACAGGTAATTCATCCTCATACATTTGTTCCATCACCAATTTTCCATGAAAACATTCCTCAAAATCAAAATTATCATTACATTCCACGCACGAACACATTACGCCTGGTTCCTTTTGATGTATGCAGTAATCGCAAATTTGGTCTGATTTCATTTCATTCCTCCAACATCCAAAAAAACAACTATACTATCAGCATTAAACTCTTCTATATTTTGTATCATATATGGTAATGTAATTTCTTTTGGGTATCTATACTCTGATTTGGCCTTTTCAGAACAACCTATTGCTTCCAAAGAAACTGTTCCAATCCGTTTTTTGACTCTCAGACTAGTTAAATTTGCTTTCAAAAATCCATTTTCCGGGTCAACATCCAAATATTTGTGCAAAGAATCGTAATTAATGTCTCGCTTTGGTATTCTTGTTATGCATTTTCTTGTCGGGGCAAGGCATATATATACCGTTATCTCAATATATTTTGCAGAGGTGTATACTTCATCTACCGGATTACAACGGCAAAAACTCAAAATAGCAGCAAATATGTATATTGCAATTATAGTAAGGAACAACTGTATCACATTTCCGTATTCTTTCCGCTTCATATTACTACCTCTATTTTGTTCGCACTTTTGGCTTGCACTTTTTCGGAAAGTGGGTATTTCTCCGGGGATTTGTTCGCACTTTTTTATTTTTTTTGAAAATTTCATCCCAATTCCTGCGTAGTTTTTTGTAGTTTGTTTGCATTTTTGCGGTTGATAGTGCCATTATTTCTTTTCCTCGCTTTTTTGAGCCAGTTTTGATAACTCCAGGTACTGCCTCAACTGTCCGTCAGATAGCTTTGACAGGTCAACTTGACGTGTAACTTCTATTGTTCCGCTATGATCTACGCTATCAGTGATCATGTGACTGTATTTCATTAGTAATTCAAGCGATTTTTCGTTTGGCCTGAGTTTCAGGTCTATTTCAGTTGATACCGGCTCCCTGATACTTTCGATGTCATCTACATCCTCCCCAGTCACCATTGAAATCTGTTTTATCTTCATTGATTGTATTGCGGCACCTTTTTCTCCGATTTCGTCCATCGACCTGAAGCGAATTAAGCGTGTTTTTGGGTTGATTTCGATGTAGTCATCTATTTGCTGGAAGGATTGAATTGAGAGTTGATTGAGTATTCTATCACGGCTTATTTTGGCTTTGATAAATCCATCTTTGACCAAAGTACCTATATATTCTTTGATCTTAGCCTTCCTTATCAGCCTATTTGCAAGGACTCCGGCCGTATTGTGGTTTTTGCATTTGTAAACGTCAAAGTATGCTCTCGTAGCATTGAAATTATATTTGACATATAGATTGCAAAAGCTTATTTCGGTATCTGAAAGTTTCTTTTTTTTGTCTATAGCCTTTACCGCCACGGGGTCCCTCTTTCTATGTCTTCTTTTGTCATTTCGCATAGAATATCCATAAGTACTATTCCTTATTATAAGACATGTGGGCTATATAAGTAAGCTTTTGCGTGTTGATAGCCCACAAGTCCTGCTCTCACCTGGAGGTGTATTTTTTCAGTTTTGTCCATTCTATATTTCTTCTGCTATTTTCACTCCAAAAAAAAAGAGACTCTCACTTACGCTGCAACCACAAACATTTCCACACATTCTTGGTATCAATCCTAATCATCACTGCAAGAGTCCCTTTTGATCATATTATATTATTTGTTGCTAGAAAAAATATTACCAATCCCAATATCCCTACTACTATCCCAACTGCTAATCCTATCCAAAACATACTATTTTTCCTCTTTTAAATCCGAAAGACTCATTTCATACCTCCAGGTTAATTTTGTCTACGACTTGTTTTTTGTACCGGGTATATACTCCATCCCGTTTGGCCTGTGCTATAATGGCAGCGGTAAGCCATGCCGTTTTGCTTCCCATAGCCTTACTTCTTCTACAAACCTCCACCATGTCCCACATCCACTCCGGGAAATCTATCCCGTGCTTCCTGCTATGTAATGGGTGTATCCCGTTTGCCAATTATTCCTCAAGTCTATTTTTTGTTAATTATTTCTATTACTATTAATATAATCTTTTCTGGAAGAAATGCAAGAAATATATTTATTTTTATTTTTTTTCAGAAAAGTGTTGACAAGATTGTTTTTTTGGAGTATACTATTGAGTAGAGGTTAACAAAAAGTTAACTTTGACAAACTTAAACAAAGGGGTGTAAAATGAATAAAACGTACACGTCAGTTGCAAAAATAACTCTGAACCAAAAATACAATGATCTAGAATTTGATTCGGATGAAAACCAAGCTGAGTTTATTATTGCAAATGGAAAAATTGTGATGATATTTTTCGATGAAGGTATCGAAGATTTCAGAGAGACACAAAAAAAAGCTGAAATATTTTTCCTGAATGAAGAATTTGTAGTTGTAAGAAAAAGCACACTCAATGCTCTCGCAAAAGACTTCGTACAAAAAATTGAAGTACCTTGGGAGATGGCCGGGTACTGCTCTACAACAGCCGAAAATATTGAAATCGAAAAAAGAGAAATTAGTAATTTTTTTTCGAACAAGGAGGGTAGTAATGGTAATAATAACAAATAGCCCGTTTTTATACGTCGCTGTCGGAATTCTTGCTGTTGTTATAATTGCAGCTTTTTTCGAAGCATATATAGAGCCATGGTACAACAAAAAAGAAACCGAAATACGAAAGGAATTGAAAGATGAAAAGTAGATACTACACGACAATAAGCACAGGGGAGAATAGTTCTCGAAGCGGATACATATATATAGAAGACACCGGGAATGACTCTTACAAAATCAAAAGAGTTGTAAAACTGCTTAGAGAAAAGCATTCGCTTAATGGGCTTGATTGGAAGCAAAAAATAAAAGAAATTTCAGCTTTCTGAAACAATCGATACTTACTGAAAAAGGGTAGCATTACATAGCTACCCTTTTTTAATTTATTTTTTTCAACAATTCTTTATCTTCCTAATCAGCTACGTTTCTTTTTTCCATTTTCACATAATCATATTCTTGTGCAATACCAAAGTCCCATATACAACCACCGGGTATAACAGATTCGCTATGTCTTTTTGATGCTGAGCAATATATTTTTTCATCGGAAAGATTTTCTACGTATAGTTTTCCATCACAACTATATAAATTAGTTCCATTAGACACAGATATTCTGTGATCATTTCCAACGGTTTCAGATTCTCCAACAACAAAATATTTTTCAGTAATATTTATTTTTTTTGCCCCTGTCGGAATTTTTTTGACTTCCAAAACAACTACTTCGCCATGAATGATTTTTTTTAAACTCATACAATATCCTTTGTTTTAAGTTATTATTTTATATCTATTGTTTTATATTTTTTCTTTTGAGTATTTTCTCTCCAATTCATAGCCTCTTGAAGGTTTTTGCAATTTGGGTCAATACCTTCCAAATGATAAATATTGGTAGTTTGGTTCTTACAAAGAATATGGGGAGCATAATCAATGCTTCTAAAAATTGGTGACATATCAACAAGTGTATATCCTGATTTTTCCCACCACTCACCATTATTGTAATTTTTGTACGAATCAATTACTTCTCCCATTTCTACCATTCTGTCAATACCGTACTTCATGACAAACTCTGCTTTTACATCCGCATTTTCCTCTTTTTTAAAAAACTCAATATCTAAATCTCCGGCCGGTGTAATTGCTAGATATTTTGGGACAGAAACTCCGTTGAGCATATACAAACCATAACCATCACTGTATTGTAATGCCATATCACCATTTTTGTGTAGTTCTCCACTACTATTTATGTTTATTTTGCTTGGTTTTTCACAAACAAAGACAATATTCTCGAAAGTATAGCACCAACCACATGACTTTGATAGTTCATACCACTGTTTTATTATACTAAAATCTTCATTTTTTTTCAACAGCCCGTAATGAAAATAAAATAAATAATATGAGACCCAGCCAATATCATGCTGGCCCCAACTATATGTCGGAACAAAATAAATATTTCCCCGGATTTTTTCCCCGATTTTTTCCCCGATATTTTCCCGGATATTTCCTTGAATATTTTCCCCGATATTTTCCCCGATATTTTTACTGATATTTTTACTGATATTTTCCCGGATATTTCCTTGAATATTTTCCCCGATATTTTCCCCGATATTTTTACTGATATTTTTACTGATATTTTCCCCGATATTTTTACTGATATTTCCCTGGATATTTTCCCGGATATTTAACCCGATATTTTCCCCGATATTTTTACTGATATTTTTACTGATATTTTCCCGGATATTTTCCCGGATATTTAACCCGATATTTTCCCGGATATTTTTACGGATATTTCTTTGGATATTTCCCAGGATATTTTCCCCGATATTTTCCCCGATATTATCCCCGATATTTTCCCGGATATTTTTACGGATATTTCTTTGGATTTTTTTAAAGATATCTTCCCCGATATTTTTACTGATATTTTTACTGATATTTTTATTGATATTTATCCCGATATTTCCTTGAATATTTCCCAGGATATTTTCCCCGATATTTGTTTTAAAATAATTTATCAAAATTTGTGCCTGATATGGACTTTGGCAATACCAAAACATAGGTTTTTGCAGGTTAAGTTTTATATAGAAACTACACCAAACCTTTTCTGTGGTAGCTTTTGATACTTCACCACAATCTCTACCTATCTCCAAACAATGATCTCTCCACTCAATTATTCCTTTTTTTTGTTTTTCTGTTAGCTTTGTTATCTTACTCACCATACCTCCAGGTTACATTATGATAATGGCGGGAACTATCCCGCCATACTACTACTTATTTCTCCCACTATCTTTCTTGCCTATAGCGTCCCGCATGAATATTAACCCAAAACCAGCCATAATAGTTGTTATTCCGGTATTCATTTCTCCTTGAGTTATCTGGTATATTCCAAATCCTACCATGCCTATACCAGTCCAAGTTGTTTTCTTTGAAAGTAATTCCTTGAAGTTCATTGTATCACCTACTTTCACTATGTTAATTGTTATTCAATCCACAAAAGTCAATCCCTACCTCATTAATAACATCGTGGTGTATAGTACTTTGTCTCGATAGTGGCCTTG